TCATCCATTCTGTTGTGACCTGTCTATTAAAGCATAACTTATTAGGCCTTGTATTTTATTACTGCCTGTAGCTGCTTGCACAGTTATAGCATCTCCTGCTTCTAAATTCAAGCCTTGAGGTGAGGCATTTACTTGCGACTTAGCTGCTACGTCATCTCTAAAAAATTCATACTCAGTGCTAGAATCTGATGAGTCAACAAAATTCATGTTTACTACAATAGCTGAAGATGCATCATTGTTTGCACAATAAACACTTTTTACTATTATAGTTGCATCAGTAGGGCAGGTAAGCACCGTTGCTTTAGCTGTATCAGCTTGTTTAAAACCTTGATTTTTATACTGTATTGTCATGATAGAAAGTAAGTATATGCATCCATTTCTTCTTTCAAGTCATTTTGAAAAGAAAAATTAAGTTGGTTTTGTAATGTAGTTAAAGACTCAAGTATTTGTCTTTGATTTTCAGGGCTGTATTCCGGTTGGGGTTCAGGTATGTAATTAGTTATTTTAGCCATTATCTTCTTCCATCTGGTTTTGCATCTAATCTAAAAGTTCCATAACGCCAAGTTTCTCCGACTGCATCGTTTTCTATTTTAAGTGCCACTAATCTTCCTCGTGCCCGCGTATTTACTTTGTCGGTAGTTGAAGTAATGGTAAATGGTCCAAGAGGTGAACTAGAGGCAGTGTTGTTAGGATAATCATTTATAAGCAAAGTAATTTTAGAATTACCTTCTAACAGTTGAAAGTCTGGAATAAATCTTTTAACTGACATAATAAATTCTCCATCTCCAGCTAGATTAGCAATATTATTAGAGTTAGTAATATCAAAATCACCTGATTGTATAAAGGCATCAATTGACGTTGTACCTGAACTATTAACTTGATCTACTCCTTTTTCATGTTCGTAGTAAGTAGAAGCTCCATAAGTGTTTGTAATACCCTGGATAGGAAAATTAGGTAGCCCTGTTTTATTATACTCAGTTGCAAAAGGTAATTCAAAAACACCTTGATCTATGTAACTAGTTCTTGCAAGCGAACTTGTAGCCCAAACATTTTCTGTGTAATTATAAGTAACACACCTATCTATTTGAGTAGAATTTGCTGAAGGGTAGAACCAATTAATTTCAGTGTATAAAGAATTATGCTCTGCATAAACTAATTGATTTGATGTGTAATTAATTCCTATATGATCTCCATTAGTTGTAAATACAAAGTCTTCTACTAAACAAGGTATACTTTTTACAGTACCATCATAAACAAAAAAACCACCTTCACCCGACATCCAGAATACTTTACCATCGGAATAACTTAATGCGTTCTGTCCAATCAATCCACAATTAGTACCAACTTGTCTTACAGAAAAAGTAAATGGTGGACCAACAAATTGAATTACATATGCTGAAGTATCTGTTAAAACTAAAGTATAATCTTTACCAGAAACAGCTCCAATAATTTCATTACCTTTATCAACTCTAAAAGTACCTGCAGTATTGGTAGATGTTGGCTGATAGGTATTAAAATCTTCTTGATTAGAAAATCTTATAAACATAGGGTCTTGAGTCGAAGTATCTCCAATAGTTGTTTCTGTTCCAAAATGAAACACGTGTCTATCTCTATCTGATACTTGAGTTAATCTTGATTTAGTAGGAGCGCCTGTCATTACTGTAGCTCTATTATTTGTTGGAGAAGCTGCCCCTGCATCCCAAGTAAATGTTTTACTATTTCCAATAGTTGCAACTAATATTTGACCAAAGTTATCTAACGACCATAAACCTGGATCTAGAATTACATTAGTGGTTGCTCTAGGTGTGTTCCATGTACTAGCGCTCCATGTAGAAGTACCCCAACCAAAACCACCGGTTTGAAAAGTAGGACCAACAATTTCATAAGGATTAATTGTTGCTGATCCAGTGCCGGATGTAGTTCCAGCTGAATTAGAAGGCATTGTAATATCAAAACTATTTGCTGTTTTATTTAAAACTTCAAAAGTATTATCTGTGAAAGCAGAAGTAGCATAACCCGATCCGGTTGGAACTGTAACCGCAGTAAATGTTACATACCTACCATTAAGTAATCCATGCGCTGTTTTATTAACAGTAACTGTTGCAGATCCTGAATTTGCATCAAAGGTAGCTCCAGTAATTGCTGTAGCTAAAGGACTGATGTCATAAAATCTATTATTAGAATATAAAAATAAACCTTGAGACGTACCAATTGCTACGTATTTTTCTCCAGCAATACTAGTAAATGCATGTTGTGCTCTTGCTACTCCAGGTAAAGTTAAATTACTTGAGGTTAATTGAGACCAGCCTCCTATTTTTTCAGGTAAACCATATCTAAATCTAACAAAGTCTCCGTCAATCCATTGTGATTCAGCTCCAGACTCAGTAACTTGTTTATCAAAACCTGGTTTAAAATTAAGCTTTTGTAACATATTTTATCCTTATTATAAAAGAAACAAGGGTAGATATATCACGTTCTAAACCAACTTGGAAGTCCTAAATGTGGGCGTCCATCAAACATATTCTTCTTCGCCCCTGGTGTTTTACGATTATTATAATGTAAAAAAACTTGAACACATTCTTTACCTTTAAGTTTATTTCTCCAGTGCTCTAATTGACAACCAGAGTACACTAACATATCTCCTGGTTTTAAATCTACTTTAACACCTTTCTTACCTGTTTCTCCAGATGGTTCTAAGTATATAGGCCAAGGGTCCCCACCAAGATTCATAGTAGTAGATATTTCACAACTAAATCTATCTTTGTGTCTTTTTAATACATCACCTTTTTTATATACCCTAGCATATGTATATGCTGGATATAATTTTAATCCAGTTGCTTTTTCCATAGCTGGTTGACATTTAAGTAATAAAGTTTCCATTGCACTGTCAGAATAACAACAATAAGTATTTGGTATCTGTTCATTATCTTTCTCATAAAAACCTAACATTGTTTCAAAGGGTGAAATATATTTTTCTTTTAAGCAAGTATCATAAACTTGTTTTTTCATTAACAAATAGTTCATACAAAAAGTTGCTAAATCTTTTGAGATAGCTTGACGAATAACTGTGTATTTGTTTTTTTTAAAGTCCATTAAAAATAATTAAAGTTGATTATAATTCTATTATTACAATTTGTAGAATTTGTTCCATAGTGTTCTTTATCAGAATCAAATAAAACCATTCTATTACTTTTGCTTTCTACTTTTTTATCTCCTATTATCGTGTAACCATTATTATCATTTAAATAATATATTGCAATTTTACATTTAAAATTTTGATCGTAGTGTTTATCAGACTTAATTAATTTATGACTTATAGGAGTTAAATTAGCTTTTACTCTAATTAAAGATAAAGGTTTTAATTTTTTTATTATAGGATCTAAGTGATCAAACTTATTAGAATTAACTTTATCATTGTTATAAAATATATGCACAAACTGATACTCAAATAATTTTGGATCAGAAGTAGGTTGCCAGGTTTTATTATGATTATAGTACCAAGGAAAATAAGTTGATTCCATGTTATTTTTTAAAAGATTATATTCTTCAGTAGATAAATAATTATCTTTTATTTTAACCATTTCTAGCCATTTCTTTTGGTACTGCTTGTATGTTCCAATGTATAAATCTAAAAGGTTTAACCCCATGATCTACAACAAATTCGTGTTCTAAATAACCTGGAAATATAATTAATGTTCCAGGCAACGGTCTAACATCTATCAAATCATTACCGGGCCATATTCCTTTTAAATCTTTTTTCATTTTTAATTTCGTAGCTCTAGCTCCAGTACGTGGCTCATGAAATACAGGATAAGAAGTTTTGTCACTACACTTTAAAAAATAAAAACCTGATACATGTTGATTCCAATGTACGTGTGCTGAATGATGACCGCCACCTTTTTTAGCAAACTCTTGCACCCATAGCTCACTAAACATAGTTGTGTATTGTGACATATCATAACCTTGGTGATCTAAATACTCCCAAGATTTTTGACCAACATAGTTTCTTAAATCAATAAAATCATTATCATAAACAAGAGGTGTTGAGTGATAGGATCTTCCAAAATCACCATGTTCTTTTATATACTTTTTTTCTCTTTTACGTGCTTCAAGAATATATTTGTTACTAGCTTTATTTACAGAACTTAAAAATTCTGGTTTATGTTCACTCCAAATAGTTGTGTTAAAATAATTATTTATAATCATATTATTTATAAGGATATCCAGTGCTCCACATTACCAATGAATATCTTGTTCCTTTCGTTACTGGTTTAACTCTATGCCATACAAATGAAGGAAATACAACAATACTTCCTTTAGGTAGAATCTCTGTTGCTTTTTGTAGATGTTTAGATTCATCTCTCATATGAGGATCATATTGTCTAAAGTCAAATTCCAATTCCCCTCCTTCATATTCTGATCCATCTGTTAATTGACAAGTCATAGATAGTTTTCTAATCATGCCTTTACTGCTGCCTTCTGTATAGGGTAGCGAGTAACTATCACAATGCCAGTCATAGTATTGATTAAGTTTATATTTTGTAAATTGACAACACTCTGATCTTTCCCAATTAAAATTCCAACCTGCATGTTCATTAGCTAGATTAACGAAAGGCTGAAGTTCTTTGTAAATCCATGCATCATCCATCCAAACTACATTTGAATTTCTTTTACGTTTCATATCGTTAATTTCAGTTTTATTTAATTTCTCACCATCGTACCCACCAACTCTTGCCATAATTTCTGATTTAGATAATCCATATTTTATAATATCGTCACAGACTTTATGTGGTACAGCGGATTTAAAATACCAATAGTAATTATACAGATTCATATTTTTTATATTTCATTTGAGTTAACCAACAGAACCAATTAGCTCCAGTAAATACTTTAACATCTTGAAATTTGTTATTAACAAAATGTTTTAGGTCTTTATTAACATTTAAAACATTTAAATATTTTTTATGTAAATCAGATGTTTTAATTTTTTTACTAGCTTCCTTCCAAAACTTTTCTTTTCTTTTAGAATTACAGTAATGCATGCTTACAAAATCTATACAGTCTTCATACATAATTTCCATAGTTTTGTTGTACACATCAATATCGTTCTTTGTGTAGAATGATGTGCATATTCTTTTAGTTAAATTAAAAATAGATCTCATAATGATAGCTATACCTGTGCTTTCCAATGGTTCTAAAAAACCAGAAGACAGACCTATATTTACAACATTATTTTGCCAAGGGTTTTTAAGATAAAAAGGAGTCCAGTCTAATACTTTAATTTTATCTTTAGTAATTCTATTATCCCAATACTTTACAAAATAATTTTTTGCATCTTCAATTTTAGTTATGCTTCTATTAAATACAAAACCAGATCCAATTCTAGATTGAACAGGTATCTTCCATATCCAACCGCTTTCAACAGCTTCTGACACAACATAGTTGTGCTGTTCTTTTTGTTTATCATTATAAGAAACATGTGCAGCAACTGCTGTATCACACATAAGTCTACTATTAAGTATTTGTTTTTTATCTTTATATTTAAAAATGTTTCTCCAACCGGTGCAATTTATATATAAATCAGATTTTATTTTTTTATTATTCTTTAGTTTAATGTATTTTACATCACCTTCTCTTTTAATTTCAACTACATCTGATTTAATAATTTTTATTCTTTTCTTTAATTTTTCTTGAATATAGTGAACTAATTTAGAACAATCTATATTGAAAGCTGATACATTAGAATCGTAACCACCTTTTACTAATTTATTATTTCGTACACCTAACTCAAAAGGATGCCATATGTCATTATGTTTTGAAACCCAATTAGGAAAAAGTATACCTGATTTAGGCACTGCATCTATAAAATTAAACCATTCATTTTCATCAAATCCACAACCTTTTAAAAAATCTCCAAAGTCAAGTAATGTCCCTTCTCCTACACCAACAGGAGTACCTACTTCTTTGTCTATTATAGTTAACTTAAATTTAGGTAATTGATAATTAAGATATGCAGCGGCTAGCCAGCCAGATGTGCCTCCACCTACAATAACTATTTCTTTAATCATTAAAAATAAGTGTAAGTTATTGTTTGAATAAAATTTAAAGATTCTTTTTGTTTATTTGAAATAGTATACATATTAGTAGAAGGAAACATAATAAACATGTTTTCTTTTAGCTCTATATCAAAACTTTGACCTTTACGTCTGTTGTCGTCATAATATATTTTAACCCAACAGTCTTCTACTTTAGTGCCATACAAGGCTGTATAATCAGGAGAGTCTCCAAGATTAGAATAATCTATATTTATTAAGGGTTTAGATAATGTATTTGGATTATATGTATCTGACCAAGTTTTTTTATTGTATAGTTTCAGAGGATCATATTCAACACCTACATGTTCTCTGATATACGTATTTAACATATCCCAAGTTCTTGAAAATGGAAATTCTTTATTAGTTAAAGATGATTCTAAAGTGTCAGTAATAAGTTTATCTTTATCTATTTCAAAACCTTTTGGCATTGAAACATCACCATAAATTATACTTTGTTCCGATAATACTTTCTTCTTCATTCTAAAATAAAGAATAATATAAAATAATTAAATTGTCAATTGGTATTAAAAGAATTGATTTAGATCAATTATTATTCAGGTGGCGTGAAAGGTCTTGTAACTAAATCCCAAGTTTGGTTTTCTTCATTCCAAATATGACCGTAAGAAGTTGTAGTGTCTGCTTTTTGTTCAGCTGTTAGTTCAGGACAATCACCTATTGGTGAATCCCATGCTGCTGTTGTAAGATTTTTTACCCAAGAAGGATATGGTTTTTTAGGCCAAAAAATATTATTTTCTTCGTCCCAAGTATAACCTATACCTGCGTAGTTTCCTCTTAAAGGATTTCCACCTAAAGAATGTTGATTATTTAAAGTGTTGTAAGAAGTTTGAACCCAAAGTTCTGCTGGCCAATTACAATGGTATTGTAAATATGTTTGACCTACTTTTTCATCTTCTACATTATTAGCATCCAGTAGATCATTATTGTCTACCACTGTTACTTGTATAACTTTTCCGTTAACTCCGATTTTTGCAAAATGTGCCATAATATTTACCTATTGAAACTTGTACCTTATTACTACTATACCAGATCCGCCATTACCTCCTGCTTCACCACTGTATGCATTACCTGCTCCGCCACCTCTACCAGCATCTCCAGTATTAGCGCTTGCATTATTAGATCCTGGGTTTGGTCCATTCCATACTCCACCTCTTCCACCTTCACTATAAGTGACTGGAGAAGTAGTTATATTTGTTGTGACACCATCACCGCCTGCACCACCATTAGCATTTGGGTTACCTGGAATACCTTGTAAATTAGAACCTGCTGATCCTGCACCACCGCCTCCGGTTCCAGCTAAATAATCATTGTTAGGTCTTGGTCCACCACCATCATTACCTTGAGGTGGGCTAAAGGCAGGAGTATTTCCATCACCTTTGTCTTGATCTGCTCCAGGTGCAGGTTTACCTAATCCTCCACCAGAACCTCCGGGTCTACCACCTTTACCTGGCGCACCATCAGGACCAGAAGTCCCTCCGCCACCACCAGTAGCTGTAATACTTGAAAAAACTGAATCACCACCATCTGTTCCAGGCGCGGGGTTACCACCACCTCCACCACTTCCAACAGTGATTGGATATCCTTGAGCTGTTACCGGTAAAGCACTTACACAAGCACCTAATGGACTTGCTGTATAACAACCTGATGCTGCACCAGATGATTCTCTAAAACCACCTGCTCCACCGCCACCAGCACTTCTATAATAAGGCGGTCCTGTTCCAGAGCCACCACCGGCACCACCAGCAACTACCATGTAGTCTACAGTGTTTGATCCTGCAGAGTTTCCACCTGATGAAACACAAAAAGTACCTGATGAAGTAAATGTATGAATTTTAAAATTTCCTGAAGTTGCAACTGTTCCACCTGTAGCTGCTACGAAAGCTGGGACAGGTGCTTCGTTTTGTAAACCTGAAGATACTACTAACCAACCTTTAGTACCGTCTACATAAATTAATGTAACTGCTATTCCTTCTGTAGTTAATGTAGCGTCATCTGACTCTCCACCAATTTTAGATCCACCTCGACCAATAGTAAGTGCGTTTGAGTCAAATGTGTTAGCATAATCTTTAAGGGCAACTATATCTCCTGCAGAAGGTGAACTAGGAAGTGTTGCAGTAAATGCTCCTGATGTAGTATTACAGAAATATCCTTCACCGCTTGCTGCAGTAAAATTTCCTGTTTTAACTGTTGTTTGCCAACTTACTATG